TGTAATGAATGTCTGGGGAAGAGGTTAGAAGTTGACGAGTCTTGGGAAGTTATGGATAAGATTTGTCAATATGTAGATATGCCTTTTGATATAAAGAGATTTGAAGAGTTACGTAAGACGAATACGACGGCCAGCCTACTTCAAGCTTATTCTATTCAGTTTATGAATGATGAATATGAAGGGATTGATTGGACGAGTTATGAAGAAGCTTATAAGGAGTTGGAAGAGCGTGGCGCGCTAGCTGATGCTGTGCCAGGATTGGCTGATGAAGAGAGAAGAAGACTCGAAGAGAAATGGGGCGCAAATTATGACGAAGAGGCTTTAAATTATTTGGAAAACCTTTATGATGGTTTACTTTTGACTCAGAATATCAATGGCGCGCTGCAAGGTGACCAAGCACTTAAGATTTGTAAGATTTCTTATGAGATTGACTGCAGAATTCGAGAGGGCGCCGACTTCGATAAACTTCTAGCTTCCTATGATAAGCTTGTAAAGACGGGAGAGTTTACTCCAAAAAACGTCAAGAATGCAAGCGATTTTGAATCAATGGGTGAGTTGTGTCGTTGGCTTGAAAAGCGAGGGTTCGTTAACAGGTTCTATGATGGAGAAACGCGCGATGTCGTTGATGAAACGATAAAGAACATTCAATCTTGGAATCAACGCCTATATACGAATGAATCTGGTATTGGTGATGAGATTACTCAACGTATACAAGCTTTGAAGACTGCGGCCGAGCTCGAATCGTACTATGATGTAGACCCTGGAGTTGACGATTACGACAACTATGAGAATGAGGGGTTTGAACAACTCTTTAAAGATGAAGAGTTCGAGGCCAATTTAGAAGATAGAAAAAATTGGCGCACTGCAGCTGACTTCAATGGAGGTGAGTAATGCAAGAAAAACGAAAGAAGGTTATATTAAGTAAACGTCAAGAGCTTATGGCCGATGAATTCGTTGAACGAGCAGAGCGCGAGGGTATAGAACTTGAGAAGGGCGCCGTATTAACTAATGAATATTTGGAAAGGCATTTCGATGAATTGTCTAAATGGGTTAACTTGTTTACTGCTTATCCAGATTATTATTTAGACATAATACGTCCAGCTGATTCTGAATTTAGCCTCTTTTTCTACCAGCGATTTACATTGCGCGCCCTCATGCGTTTCAAAGACGTGTTCATAACGGCGCCACGTGCGTTTTCAAAATCATTTATTACTATTCTAGCTCTTTTCTTACAATGTGTGTTTATTCCTGGTCGAAAAGTATTCATGACTGCGAATACTAAACAACAGGCTGCGCAAATTACAAAAGAAAAGATTTATGAAATTTATGACCATTGGCCTTTACTTAAAAAGGAAATTATTGGTTGGGAGTTGAGCGACTACCCCGGTAATTTCGGAAAAGACTATGTAACTCTTAAATTTCGTAATGGGTCAGTGTTTGACGTAGTGCTTGCCGGAGATGCCGCTCGTGGCGGGAGGCGTCATGGGGGTATGATAGACGAAATTCGTGACGGCGACGAGGAGATGATAAATTCTGTAGTTATCCCTTAAACTTAACTAGGGGGCTTTAACCTGTGAAGGTTATTGAAACAGGTGGTGAACGCAAGAAAAAGCGGTGTCGCAAAAGCGGCTAACGGGGAACGATTTATTCCAATCCCGTGCCAAGCAAGAATTTACTCTTGAAGGTGTAGAGACTAATTGTAGGCTGGATTTTATCACCAGTCGAAGCGCCACCCAACTACTTTAAAATTTTATGATTTAATTTCTTATACTTCCACTTGTAAACTTCCACTTGTTAATGTAAGATAAAATATTAACAAGAGGTGATAAAAATGTGGAAGAAAATTATTGATAAAGATATTGTTACAGATTATAGTATTAGTGACACAGGTGAAGTGAGAAAAGATACCAATAATTATATGATGAAGCCGTATATTCAGCATGGATATGCTCACGTCACTTTACAAATTAATAAAAAACCTAAACGATTTAATATACATCGTTTGGTTGCAATTGCTTTTATTCCTAATCCAGATAATAAACCTTATGTTAATCATATAGATGGAAATAAAATTAATAATTGTGTTGATAATTTAGAATGGGTTACTCCATCTGAAAATACTCAGCATGCTGTAAAAACTGGTTTAAAATCTCCAACTAGAGAAAGGGAGGTAGTACAATTTGGATTAGATGGTAAAAAAATTTGTGAATATAAAAGTTTAGCTGAAGCAGCACGAATAACTGGCTCATCTGAAGCAAAAATTAGTATTTGTTGTCAGCAGCAAAGAGAACAACATAATGGTTTTCAATGGCGATATAAAAGTGAGTGCTGTGAGAATCTACAACCAGTTAAAGAATATCGCACAAAAAAGAAACAGGTTGCTCAAATTGATGTTGAAACCGGTGAAGTAATTGCAGTTTATGAAAGTTTACAAGCTGCAGCTCGAGCTGTAAATGGGTCACATAGTGCTATAAGTAATATAATTAATCATAAAAAACAAACTAAAACCCATAAAGGATTTGGTTGGAAAGTAGTTGATGAGATAGTCCAATAAATGCTAGTAAACGTATCTCGTCGTTTACCAAACAATACAGTTAACGATTACGAACCAAACCAACAGATTATAGCTACGACATCTGCAGGAAGTAAAACTTCCTTTGCATATGACCGTTTAATAGATACTTTTGAAAACGCAATAATTGACCCAGACCACGCATTTATGTTTGGATGTGATTGGCGTTTACCTGCTATGCATGGACTTATTGATAAACAGTATATCAATAAATTAAAAATGAGTCCATCTTATAATGCCGAATCGTTTGCTACTGAGTATTTATCTCTGTGGCAAGGTTCTAGTGAAGATGCTTGGTTCTCATATGAGAAATTAAGCAAATATAGAAAAATAAAGAATCCAGAAACGCACGCAATTAATAGACCCGATTCCGACCAATTCTACTTAATATCAGTGGACGTAGGTCGAATTTCAGACCAAACAGCAGTCTGTGTTTTTAGAGTTAACATTACTAAACAAAAATTCTATGCGACTTTAGTCAATTTAATTGTACTGGGCCGCACTCCACAAACAAAACCATTTTCTGTACAAGCGGTTGATTTAAAGAAAATTATCGCTAGTTTCAATCCGCGCGAAGTCGTGATTGATACGAATGGTTTGGGTGTAGGTTTAGCTGATGAAATGATTAAGCCACACTATGATGAAATGGGTAATTTCTTACCAGCTTATGGATTTAAAAATGATGATGTATATAAACAGATTCAACCTAAGGATGCGCCAAGAATACTCTATGGAATTAAGGCAAATCAATCTCTTAACTCTAAAATCCATGGAAACTGCTACTCTCGTTTAACGAGTGGAATGGTGCGTTTCTTAATAAAAGAACAAGAAGCCAAGAGTGCGCTTCTTGCCACAAAAATAGGTCAAAAAATGACCACAGAGCAACGTGTAATGAGGCTTATGCCCCATGAGATGACAACTAAATTATTTGAAGAAATGGCTAACTTGCGTTTAAAGCGTACCGGTTCAAGTCTTGACATAGTTCTTGAAAGAATTAATTCTCGTTTTCCAAAAGATAAATATTCAAGTTTCTCTTATGGACTATGGAGAATTAAAGAGCTTGAAGAAGAATCATATAGTCGTAGTCACAGACGGCGCGCGGGTGAACGAAAGTTGGTATTCTTTACGGGAGGGATAAATGGATAGAAACGATAAAGAGTTTCTTACTACCTTTAAAAGCTCCTATGATAATATGATAGCAACTAGTGAATCTAGTTATAATGGTAGTAAATATAGTTCTACTTTATATACTAGACGCTCATATCGTGAGTATACTCCAGAAGAGATTGAACGCATTATCAATTCTGGTTCACTAGCATCTCAAATAAAATTATCTCGTGCCTTTTTTGACAAAGGAGGCTTTTATCAACGTATTTTATTGCATTACGCTACTTTACTTAAATATACTGGTTTATTAATTCCTAATCCAAGTTTTGGTAAATCTCTCTCCGAATTGTATATTCAAAAGAAGTATCATAATGCGGTAAATTTTATAGATAAGGCTGGTCTACCAGATTTGTTTACCAACATGGCTATTCGCGCTTTGCGCGATGGATGTTATTATGGTATTATCAACGCTATAGATAATGAATCTATATCTATAATAGACCTGCCGGTTTACTATTGTCAAACGCGTTTTAAAGATGTTAAAGGTAATGATTTAATTGAATTTGATGTAAGCTATTTTGATACAATTGTAGATAAAGAAGACCGCAAGGCCGCGCTGCAAATGTATCCAAAGAAAGTTGCTAATTGGTATAGGAGATATAAGTTAGGTAAGGTTAAAAGATGGGTTTTTATACCAGCAGAAATAAGTATTTGTTTACCGTTTTTTGATGGTCACCCTATGTTTTTAAATATCATTCCTGCCGCTATTGAATATGACCAAGCAAGAGATATTAATAAAGAAAGAGATTTAGAAGAAATAAGGAAGATAATTGTTCAGAAGATACCTCATCTGCAAGACGGCGGATTATTGTTTGAGCCAGATGAAGCAGAAGTAATGCATAAGGGTACTGTTCAAATGATGAAAGGTAACCCAAACGTATCGGTATTAACTACTTATGCTGACGTAGATGCTATTGTTTCAAAGACTTCAAATGATAATGCGACAAGTAGTATTGAAAAGTCACTTCTTAATATTTATTCTGAGGCTGGTTCTAGTCCACAATTATTTGGAACAGAATCTAATTTATCACTTGAAACTTCTATTAATAACGATATGGCATTAATGATGACCTTCGCGCGGAAGTTAGATAAAGTTATGACTTTTGTTTTAAATAATAAGTTTGGCAATTCTAATGTCACTTTTAAATATACTATTCTTCCTATTACTTTCTATAACGAACAGAAGTACTGTGATAATGCGTTGAAGATGGCCAATTCTGGTTATAGCTTCATTTTACCTGCATTAGCTATGGGATTATCACAGAAGGAGCTTGGTAATATTAAAGATTTAGAAAATGACGTTTTAGGATTAAAGGAAAAGCTGATTCCGTTAAGTACTGCTTATACGGAGTCTGGTAATAGTCCAGGACGTCCTGAATTGCCAGCAGAGCAAAAAAGTGCAAAAACTATTGCTAACGAAAAATCATTAGATGGCGGAGGTTCAAGCACCAATGGATAAAAAGAAATTAGCTACTTTTTCTCTTTCTCTTTATGGTAATATAACCGCCTATAATAAAACTTTATCCCTTGCGAGGTGCCGCATTTTCTATAAAGGCGGAAATCGAAATGGTACTTATATTACGGATGAATTTGCTGAAAAGTTAATCGCTTCACTGCCATATGCGCCAGTAAAGGGTATTTATGATTCTATGGCTGAGGATTTCACAGACCATGGAACACAGAGATACCAAGGCCGCATCTATGGAGTGGTACCAGTAGATAATCATTTCGCTTGGGAAAAACATCTTGATAAGGACGGTATAGAAAGAGAATATGCTTGTACAGACGTATTACTCTATACCGCCATTTATCAGAAAGAGGCTTTAGATATAGTTGAATGCGCGCAATCGATGGAGCTTTATGCAGATGCAATTGATGGAGAGT